GAAAGCGGACTTGTAGCTGACGTCATAGACCGAGTCATTCGAGTCGCCATCATGCGGAAGCCAGATCTGGGCGCGATCGGGCGTGTATTTGTTCGTCCGGAGCCAGTCAAGGTGATGACCGAGCGGCTGGCCGACGGCCTCGTAATACTTCAGCGCCCTGATTTCCTTGCCGATAAACTGGCCGGCCCACATCGTAAAGGCGTCGGCAGTGGCCCCGGTGCCGCCGATGTCGCAGAAAAGCCGGACGGTCATCAGTGGATCTTCTCCAACTGGGCTGATCCTGCCGTCCTGTTCGGCCATGGCCAGATACCGGGCGTAGTAGGCTCCCTCAAGCACCGTGGCGTATTTTCCTTCCCAGATGTGCGGGTACTGCTCGGGGTTCTTGTGCAGGCATTCGAGGCGCTCTTGCTCAAGCACCTTGGGGAACCATGGGTTGTCAGACCAGTTGGCCTCGACCAGTACCGATTCGTCCGGCCGGCCCTCGCCCATGAACATGGCGTCGACGGCGTCGGTCTTGCGCCGCGGGTTCCAGCTAAACCAGAGTTCAGACCCGTCAGAGCGGATGGTGGGGCGCAGCAGTGCAAGGGAGCGGTGCGACAGGGTCTGGGCCTCTTCTACCCATGCGACGCGGTAGCCCTCAAGGGACTTGATCGTTTCCGCCGAGTGATCTTGCATTCCTTGGAAGGTGATGATGCCGTCGCCCGGGGTCTGAATGACTTCGTTGAAGACCTTGAAGCCATCGACCTGCCCGATGCCATGGGCGATCAGTTTGTCCTCGATAAGGCGCTTGCTGGATTCCTTCAGTGACCTCTGCACCTCCCGTATGCAGACTGAGCGGGAGCCGCGGTACATCATGGCGCCCTCGATGATGGCCTCGGCGAAATGATGGGACTTGCCGGACCCGCGGCCGCCGTATGCGCCCTTGTAGCGACAGGGTTCCAGAAACGGCTCGAACACGGCCGGCGTCAGGAACTCAAGGCTTCTTGGCATCAGCCCGGACGATCGTGCGTTGAATCACGGTGATCGGGTTCTCGGCGTCGCCTGACAGCTTGACGTCGGTGGGGATCAGCCGGGAATAGATCTTGTAGAAGTCGGTCGGGTTCTCTTCGGCCCACTCAGCCATGCGGGACGTTCCGCCGAGCCGCAGGAAGACGGCTTGGATGTTCTCCTTGGCGTTGCCGGACACCTTGTTCGGCACGCCTTTGGGGCGGCCGTTGGGGTTTCTGGATTGTCTCTTCTCGGGTTCCATGTAGTTTTCTTCCTACGTCCCTGATTTTCCTGTGGATGGTGCCTGAATTTTAGGCAGCGCCGAGTCACTATGCAAGGGGTTGTCAGCAACAGGGCCGGGAGGGGCGAAGCCGATGGGACACCTGAGTGCGGGGCGTTCCGTCGCGAAGCAGAGGAAAAGCCCCAACTGCGAGACTACACCCGATTTCCTGACTTTTTTCTGTAAGTGAGTGCTTACTAACCTGCAATCCCGCATGGTTGAGCCATTCTTGCATTCGAAGAAAAGCCCCGTGGCCTATTGACAAGGAAACACGGGGCTTCTGGTGAAAGTGAGTGGTCACTACGCCTGCGTGGCTTATCCGTCAATGCTGCGGCGTGACACTTCGAGCCGGGCGACGACGGCTTCGGCGGCGCCGGCCAACGACTTGAACACGCCAGAAAGCATCAGCACGGCCACCCACAGCACGAACAGGCCTGCGCTGATCATCGGGTGGTTATGCCTCACTCTTCGTCTTTCAGGTACTCCGGGGCCAGTTCCTTGAGCCATTCGTACCAAGTGGCGTCGGTCACGTTTTCCAGAAAGCTCCTGAGCGCGTCTAGCATTTGTCCTTCGCTCATAGAACAACCTATCTCTATTGCCAGCCTGCTAAACCGGACTGGCTGCATGTCCGTCACGCTTTCCACTGAAATGTTCACCTTTGCCATTTCCGTTCTCCGTAAGTTGGCGAGGCATAACCCCGCATTCAACCCGGACTCGCGGATAAGGCCCGCGAGCCGGTTAATTCAAGCGTTGTGCCCCTCAGTCGCCGTCCCGCCAGCGCCGACTTTTGGCGGTTCTGGCAGCGGCATCCATTGCGCGGCTGCCATCTTCTGGTTGCTGTGCCAGAAAATTCCGCCAATCCATGCGCCATGCACCGTCTTGCCGCCACGCACAAACAGTACTTCTTGTGCCTCCTGAGGCAGCTCTTCGGCAACATCCCGCCAGCGCGGGGTGCGCTCAAGCGCGTCGGCTGCGTCGTACAGGTCTTCCATCCACTGCCGCTGTTCGGGGTCTGCGTTGGCAATGTATTCGTGCGCCTCGGCATGGGCACGCAGCCGCCCAACAAGTACGTCAACCGGACCTTGCGCAATAGCCGCTGTGCTCATGATTTATCTCCTTCCGGCGCAAGGCCGGTTACGTTAGCGTTATACGGCTTCCCACAGGAGCTTTTGCCCCCGCAGGACTGCCGCAGTGTCAATCCGTGGGCGCGTCGGCACATTCCAATTCCCGCCGCCGCGCTCACCCAATAGGCGCCAGCCGGTTGCCCGTAGGCTGGCGCCGCCTTCCTCGGGGAGTGTGTAGGTAATGAGCCGCCGAAACCCCAACGCCTTCGCAGCCCTCCACGCAGCCCCGTACAGCATGCTGCATGCGTTCCTGGCACCGTCCGTGCAAACGCGATTCACTTCAAGCGTCCATCCGTCATCAAGTTTCCTTGCCACAGGCCGACCAACTATTGCGACTCCATGAACCGTGCTTTCGTTGCTGACGGCAATGCAGAATTTTGCCCCGGGGACCGGCCTATGATGCCTGTGGTAGTTTTCGACAAATGCGTTTGCCTCAGCCAATGAAATGGGCGTGATTTCAAGCATTATCGCGACTCCTGATCAGCGCCTTGCGTTCGGCCTTCCACTTCGCCTCTTCGGCGATCAGGTCGTCCCGGCTGTAATGCTTCGGCTCATGCGGCCCTTCCAGCCACTCTACCAATTCAATACCATATCGCCTGATCAGTCCCTTGCGGTATTCCAGCAGGTTCCCAGACAAGTGCAGGTTGCAGGGACTACAACTTTTGTGACAATTTTTCGGTTCGTACCTGAGTTCCGGGTGCGCCGCCGTCGTCAGGTAGTGCCCCGCATGCCACTGCCCGTCATGAAACCGACCGCAAGCGATGCAGGCCTCGCCCAGATCTCGCTCACGAATGTAGGCGTTGAAGGCCTCCTGAGCGCGTTTCCGTAGCTCGGACATAGATCGCATCGCCTTCCGGCGCTTGAGCGCGTCCTGACGCTCTGCAGAGGCCTTCCTGAGCATTTCCTGCTGCGTTTTCTTCATGGCCACGAGCAAGGCGCATTCGGGGGAGCAAACCGACTGCAGCGGCCGGGTCGGTTCGAACTCCTTTTTGCACTGGCGGCAGCGTTTCATTCATCGGCCCACTGGTGAAGCCGATCCTGCGGCGCAAACCATGCCGGCTCCCTGTTGTCGTCAAAGGTTTTGTAGCACTCATCCCAACCCTTGACCTCCTCGGCAAGCTGCCACCCGGCAACCCGGTACCTGCCCCTGCCGCCAGTGACCAGCGCGTATTTCCCATCGCCGTCCTCAGGCCGGATTATCAGGCATCCGTCGGCGCGGCCGGTGTGCCTTACTCCATAGCCATCCACGTCTTTCAATCCGAACCAGTTAAGGCTCGGGTCGAAATAGGCCTTGCGGAACTTGGCAAATGCAACCTCTGCCATGGCGCCCTCGATTTCGTAATTCCAGTCTCTCGGGCCATGGGCTGTTGGCGTCAGCTTTTTCTTCTCTGCGCTTATCAGCCGCATGGCCCCAGATACTGCGGCGACAAGCATTTCCGCTCCACTCAGGATGATATTCACGCCAGCGCCACCCTTTCCTTTTCCATGAGTTCATCGATATTTTGAATGATCATTTCGATCACCGGATATTCCATGCCGATCATTGCACAAACAGTCTGGCAGCGGCCGTCGGTGAAAAACAGCGGGTCCGATTGTTTCTCGGCGATCGCCAGAACCAGAACGTCTATCCATAGGCGAGTTTCTGGTGAGGCCGCCAGTTGTTTTTCCGAAAATTGGCGAGTGATTATTCTCCTCACCATCGTGCTATTGATATTCACGATTCCCTCACATTCTGGGCCAGATAGGCCTCGGTATATTCGATAAGGCTGTTCATTCTCTTCTTGCCCATTTCCGCGGTTGATTCCCTGATATTCAGCCATTCTCCCTCGAGTCCGGCGACGATTTCCGACGGCGCCCCGGTTGCCTTGGCATGGCCGGAAACGAAGAGGATCTTCCACTCGTCCGGTGTCCGGGACTTTCCCATGAACGAGCAGTGCTTGGACGCCTCAGTGCAGAGGGCGTGGAACAGGGCATTCTGTTCCAGCGTCCGGTCGCCCTCGCGGATTGTGACCACGGACCCCTCTGGCGCCTCGCCGATGATCCGCTTGATTGCTTCTCGGGCGACGCTGCCGGTGATTATGCGCTTGGTAGTCATTTCAGGAATTCTCCAATTTTCCGCAGCAAGGATCTTTCTTCCGTGTGATCGGCATGTAGCCATCCGGAACAGTCTTCCATCAATCCACGCGCCTCTTCGAGTTCATGACGCAGGCCACTCAGAATCCGCTTTATTTCTCCCGGAGCCGGTCCAATTCCTTTTGGAAGGCAAAATTCTTCGCTAACCATGTCGAGTTGCTGGCGCAGTTCGGCAATCTCTGCATACCGACTAGCCGCACCGGCCTGATACCCGTGCCAGCAGAAATCCAGCACCCGTGAATGAATCGGCATCGGCGGGTATCCGAATTTGCCGATAAACCAAGCTTCGTATTCAGCCCGAAGTTTTTCCAGATCGACTATCCATTCAGCTTTCTCTGTCATTTTCATATTCCCTCGACAATCATGCTTGTGAAAAGAATTGCGAAGAATATTGACGCCCATATTCTCCACGTCTCTTGCACGTAATCAGGACGAATTTCCATATTCACTCCGGCCAAAAACCCGGCGATGAATATCAGTGTGCAGAATGCGATTTTCATGCTTCCACCTTCGGCCGTTCTCCGCTATACGGCGTGTATTCAAAAGGCTGGCCATCTTCTTGCAGAGAATCACGACACTCGGGGTGCATCTTGTTGGTAAAACACGCCTCGTCGTAGCTTGCCCACCGAACATAATCAGTTCCAACTTCAATCGCTTCGCCACAATTCGTGCAACGGTGCTGGACTCTGGCTTTTCTCAGTTCTTCTGGTGTGCAATACATCACGCTTCTCCCCTCGCCAAACGGCGCAGAATTGCTCGGTTATTCAGTGCCGCCCGCCAGTCGCTTGCGGTGACTGATACGACGAGCGTTCGGACTCCGGATGGTGTTTCAACCCGGATCTTGAAGTGATTCCCATCGCGTGAAACGCCTTGTGAAACCAGACTGGGAATCTTCGCGATTTCCTTCAGCGCGGCGTCCCTTACGGCTCCGGTTTTCATGCCGACACCCCGAACGCGACGCAGATGCAGATCACCAGAACGGCGATTCCTGCCATGGCCGCGGCACACCCGGGCCGGACGGTTTCTTCTGCGAAGGGTATTTCCGGGTTCGGATCCTTCCCGGCAAATCTGGCGATCTTGCCCGAGTCGGGGAGCGCCCCGCCGATGATGACTTTCATGATTTTCTCCTGTTTGACCAGCTTCGATTTTCTCACCCGAGAGACTGTGCGTCAAGGGGCGATGGTGACTTTCTTCGGCGAAATTCCTTGCCGACCTCCCGAGCGACCTTGTCGGCGAAAGACTCGCCGTAGAGGTCGCGCCAGAAATCGATGCACTTCGCGCAGTAGGCCTTGTTGTGCTTCATGGTGACAATCCACTCGACGCAGAAGGCTATCCGCGGCTCGGCGACGCCGGGCAGGGTTGGCTGGTCTGTCATGCCTTTGACCAGAGACCCAATCCCTCATACCGCACCAGAAGCCTCCTCCCGTCAGGCGACACCTTTCCCTCAGCAATCAGGTGATCAACGCACGGCCTGAACCTTGCCGGATCATTCTTCGCTGCGTCGTTGATGAAGTCGAGGGCAAGCTGGCTCTTTGGGTGCGTCGCCCAGAAGATTGGGTCGCTGCCCCGGTTTGCAGAGCGAAGAATTTCCTGCAGCTTCGCGGTGAATTCTTTCACCTTCTCAGGGTTTGCTGGCGGCCCACTGTAGGTAAGCGCCTTCATTCCGGGGCGCGGACCCTTCCTGCAGAGTTCCACAAATTGCAGGGCGTTCGGCGGGAAGTCCTGCGGAAGGTTTCCGAGCGCGTAGGAAATGCACCCGGGAAGATCTACGAAGCCGGCCAGTTCTTCAGCCCAGACTTGCTTGGCGCCGAGAAGACCGACGTCCACGCCGTCTTCAATCCGGCTGAACTTCGAAAGAAACTGGTTTCCATAGACCCCAAGCAGGCGGTCAAAGATCTTGGCAATCCAGAGGTCTGGCAGTTGTGCTGCGGTCATACGATTTCTCCTGTGATTAGTTTCTCGGTCTGGGCTGGAGCCTTCGGCCCGTAAATTGCCTTCATTGATGCTTCCATGTTGCGCTGCTTCTCGCTCTTGAACTGGGCATGCCCGTTCGGCGCCACGTAGGCATGGTCGAAGGTTTGCCATCCACGCTCACAGCATTTGGAGATAGCCTGCTCGACAGTCATAGACGCCAGACCAGCTTCGCGAATGACAGCGTCGATTACCCGCTGCGTCACCGCGGTTGCCCGCTTCTTGCGCCTGACTGCCAACCACTCTTCAGCCAGATCCTTTTCGACCCCGAGTCCAGAAAGCGCAGCGACAGCGTCAAACGCTGGCGCGTTGGTTTTAGGTTTACGGTTCATTGACGGTTCACTTACAGTTCTGGGTGCACGTGGTGCGGGGGTGGGGTGCACGTGGTGCGGGGGTGGGGGTGCATGTGGTGCGGGGGTGCACTCCACTGCGGGGGTGCACTCCACTGCGGGGGTTGCCTTCGAATTAAGCAGGTAGTGGGTCGATGCGCCAGCCCTGAACACCCGCCTGAAGTAGCCAATCGTTTCGAGTTTTGCCAGAGCGTTCTGAACAGCCCTCTCGCAAAGGCATGTTCTGGCCATGATGTTGGAAATGCTCGGCCAGCAGAGTCCTTCGTCGTTTGCCTGATCGGCAAGCGAAAGCAGGACCAGTTTCAGGGTCGGGTCAATCTTGGCTTCCCACGCCACGGGGAGAAATTTGTAACTCATGGCAGGATCCTTTGAAGGCCGCCCTGTCCGGTGAGTGTTCCGGCACGGGCGACTGGTTACAGTCTGGTTCGGGCAGACAAGGCGACCATCAAAAGACCCTGCTGACCGTGCTATGCGTCCTCACAACGCAGACGGATAGTATCATATTCACTGGGGCGACAAGCAAGGGTTTCTTACCTGTCGCCCCAGACACATCACCGTCGGCTTACTTCAGCCCTGACAGGAAGCGGCGCTTGGCGCGGCCGGCAGCTTCGTCCATGGCCTGCACCATGGCGCCGAACTTGATCGGGTCGGCAACCTCGGGCGGTACCGGCTTCCCGGTGCGTTCGAGATTGGCAATCGTGGAACGGCGCTTGTTGCACATGACGCAGGCGCCCTGCGAGGCGTAGCGGGCCGTCGTGCCACAGTGCTTGCACGGGCCGCCTTCATAGCGGTCGCGGCCGGCCTTGATGGCTTCAATCCTCGGGGTGCTGCGGTGTCCAGTGGGATAAGACATGGTGTTCTCCTCAGATGAAAAAGCTGGCAAGGGTGCCAAGGAAGACCCCAGCGCCCAGAGCGATGGCGATGTTCTGGCCCGGGGTGACTAGGCGCAGGATCTTGGACTTGTCGGCATGGTCGGGAAGAAGTTCTGCAGAAATGCCCGGCAAGGCACTTTCCCGAGCCGCCAGTGCGTTTTTAAGGTGCTCTGGATGGGTAGATGCCAGTTCGGCAATCGTGGCCCTCAGAAGCTCGTTTTCGACAATCATGGAAATGTCCTCTTTGTGAAGTAAGAAAGCGGGTACCGGGACTCGCGATAGGTGGGGTGTCCCCACTTGACGCTTGCCTCGTTTCCCTCGGGTTTCCAGCAGCCGCGGGTCACGGTATGCCGGTAGTCGATCTGGTAGGCCTGCAGCGGGCAGCGGGTGTCCCCGGTGTCCTTCAGCGTCAGGCGGATTTCGCCGCCTCCGACCAGTTCTGCATACCACTCGACCGACTGCCAGCTTTCCGCGGCGGCCGGGCCTGACAGCAGGGCAAGGATGATGGCGATACGCTTCATGATGACCCCCTGATGCCGACAAGGACTGCCGGCGGCGACGGGAATTCAGACCCAACCTGACGCCACAGATGCAGGCAGTACGGGTGATTGTTGACGTACTGGCTTTTGGGCGGGTGGTACTGGACGACGCAGTCATCGTCGTCCCAGAACAGCCCTTTCACCTGACACATTTCGTCCCACGTCGGGCAGCGGTCGCGGCGGCTGACGCTGACGTGTTCCCACCCTAAACCATCGCTGGCAATGGCGAAAACCTGCTGGCCATGCTTGAGTTTTATAGCGAAGGCGCCTGCGTTTCCGATGTCGTCTGAACTGCCGGAGCGGCCGTCGCGGATCCTGAACTTGTTGGGAACCTTGAATGCCATCACGCCACCTGCTGGCCGGCAGAAAACTTGGAGTAGCCGCACGAGACTTCGTAGGTTTTCAGGTGGCGCTCCGGAGTCGTGTAGATCGGGTTCTTGTTTCCGGTCCAGTGCGGGGCGTTTTGCGAGATCCACAACTCGGCCTCATGCGCCGACGGCACACCACGTTCGGTGGCAATCTGCCAGCCGGTACCGCACTCCCGGGACGGCAGGTAGTTGCCGGTAAAGTCAAGGCCGAAACTGAATGGGGAGCCGAACGAGACGACTCGCTTCCCGTCGGTGTAGAAGCCAAACTCTCCAGAACGGCCCAGATAGACGTCGTATCCGTAGGATGTGAGGGCCTCGGCGGTTGCGAGGACAAGTTGCTGCTTGTGATTCATGGTTTTCTCCTGTGGGAAGTGGGGGAGGCCGTCCCCCGGCGGTTGGTTAGAAGCGGTCGACGCGGCAGACGCTATGGACGAAGTACCAGCCAAGCTGATCTTCTGCACTCTTCAGCGAGAAGAAGGAACCGAGATTGCGCTCCCGGATCTGGCGGCTGGACAGGAAGTCCTTGACTTGGGTTACGGTGATCATGTCGCTCTCCTCTTAGGCGGTCTTGTAGGTGACTGCGGTTTCGTACAGGCCGCGCTCGTCGCGATAGACCGAGATCACTCGGAAAACCGGATCTTTTCTCCGGCCGTAGGTGTCGCCAGTGTCGATCAGATGACGAACGGTCTGGCCATAGTTGATGTTGCTGCCAAGCGGCCAGAAGTCCTTGACGTTTGCTGCGTCGAGGGCTGCATTCAGAGTCTGGTGGTACATGGCAATCTCCTGTGGGGTGGTTGGTACAGGAAACATCATACTCTTCTGAGTGAGTGCGTCAATACCTTTGGACAAAAAAATTGCGCCTCGGGCGCATTTGGGTAAAATCACGGCATCTGTTCTGCTCTCCTGTGGGACTGGTGCTGCCCCCCGGGTTCCTCTGCGGTCCCGGGGGGCTTCTATTTTCAGCCCGGCTTTTTCCGGCCGCTGATCAGCACTTCCCTGAATGCGTCGCGCTGCGCTTTCGTCAGAAGCGGCCGCTGGTCGGCTTTCAGCTTGCCTTCGGTTCCCAGTTCCAACTGCCATTGCACGTCCATCGGGATCTTGTTCCCGCGGGCCTTCCACATGCTGATGACGTTCGGCATGATTCCGAGCGCCTCTGCCAGCCGGGATCCGTTGCCAAAGTGGGCGATTGCTTGGGTGATGTTCATGATGTTCTCCTTGTGATTGACTGGGCAATGTTATCCGATGTGAAAATAAATCACAAAGGGGATTGACAGACTCTCTGAGAAGAGTATGATCTCATCTGTACCAACCAACCACAGGAGAAAACCATGACCCGCCTTCAACTCTTCGCCCTATCGGCCTTCATCGACCAGCTTGCAGAATCCTGCGAGTACATCGACAACGCCGAAGCCGCCCGCCTTGATCTGATCTTCGTCGCCGAGTGCCGCGCCGCCGGTCTGGATCCGGTCGAAGTTTCCTTCAGCGCCCTTGCCCACTTCCGACTGCAGGCCGCCATGGCCGCGGTTGATCAGGTGGCCCCGCAGATGGGCCGTATCTCCCATGTCGGACTCGTCGCCGAGTGGAACAGGAGGGCCGCGCAATGAGGACTTTCAGCCAAGCACTGCCGGCCGACGCCGACCGGCGTATCAGGAACTTCCGCAGGGCGCTTCGCTACCGCTACAGCTTGGACCGCCCGAAGCGGTTCTTTGCTGCCGACGGCATGACCACTGACGGGTACGTCGCCCAATGGTGCCGCCTCAACGGGCTGAAATTTTCTGAAAAAGAGTTGACACACTGACTCACAGTTGAGATAATTCTGACATCCCCTGCAACGGGGCCACGACGAACGCCGGGTAGTTCCAGCCGGATTGCAAGTGGCCCGACAGCAGGGGCTTTCAATCCACAGGAGAAAATCATGAAGACCACAATCGCCATTCTGCTACTCGCCGCCTCCACGATGACCTACGCATATAGTTGCTACACGCAATGCTACTGGGTCGGAAGTCGGCAAGTTTGCAACACTACTTGCCGCTGATCACAGGAGATCCAGATGACCACCGAGTTTTCCCCCACCGTTGATGGCAAGCCCCTCAACATCTACCAGCGCATTAACTCTGTTCAGCGGGCCATCGGCTACATCCAAAAGGACAAGGATGTCGGCGGCGCATACCGGGCCGTTACACACGACGCCGTTACCGCTCTGCTCCGGAAACACCTGATCGAAGCCGGAATCGCCGTCGCGGTGTCCTGCATCACGTCGGAATTCGACCACAAGGAAGAAGGGTCAAAGCAGCGCCTTCTCCGCGCCGAGTACGTCGTTTCCTTCATCAACATCGACCAGCCCGACGACAAGCTGGTGGTTTCCGTGATCGCCCACGCCCTCGACAACGGCGACAAGGCGCCCGGCAAAGCAGCCAGCTACGCGACGAAATACGCCCTGCTGAAGACCTTCCTTCTGGAAACAGGCGAGGACGAAGAATCCCGGTACCAAACTGCCGACTATGACTTCGAAGCCGTCCTGAAGATGGCCGGCGAGGCAGAAGACAAGGGAACCGCCAGCGCCCTGATCAAGGAAGCACGGGCGGCGGCCGTCAAGGCGAAGAATGGCGAGGCCCTGAAGGAAATATCCGCCATGGCCAAGGCTCTAGCCAACAAGTTCAGCGGGGAGGGAAAGTAATGGAGCAGGGAAGCGCAGAGTGGTTTCAAGCGCGTGTCGGGCGCATTACAGCGTCGCGGATTGCCGACGTGATGGCAAAAACGAAATCCGGAGAATCTGCTTCACGCGGAAACTACATGGCCCAGTTAGTCGCAGAGCGCCTGACAGGATTGGTAGAGGAAACCTTTGTCTCAAAGGAAATGCTGCGCGGCATTGAAATGGAGCAATTTGCTCGGGCCGCATATGAGAATCTGCGCGACGTCATTGTTGATCAGGTTGGCTTCATTCAGCACCCGTCAATTCTTCGCTCTGGGGCCTCTCCTGACGGCCTTGTTGGCGATGACGGGTTGATTGAATGCAAATCTCCAAATACGGCAACGCATATCGGCTATGCCACATCCGGAATCATCCCCGCCAAGTACCAGATTCAAATGCTTTTCCAGATGGCAGTTACAGGCCGGGCGTGGGTTGACTTCATCAGTTACGACGACCGCCTTCCGGATGAAATGAGCCTGCTGGTCATCAGGCTAAACCGTGACGACAAGCGGATAGCGGAAATAGAGGCGGAAGTCATCCGGCTTGACGAAGAGGTGGAGGCGACAATCGAGAAGCTACGGGGCGTGAAATGGGCAGAGTAACCATCATCATCTGCCCTACCTGCAACTCCAAAACAGTCAGGACGGTGAAGCAGATCAATCAGGTAATCAAGCGGTCTGGGGAGTGGCGGTGCAAACCGTGTGCCACCATAGATCGCAATAAGGCATCTGCAAGGTGTATCGGGGATACCCGTATCCACAAGCAGAGCGGGTACATTTTTGAGAAAACCGCAGACGGATGGAGACAGCAGCACATCATCGTCCTTGAGCGGAAGATAGGAAGGAAGCTAGCCTGTGGCGAGGTCTGCCACCACATCAACGGTGTGAAAACCGACAACCATCCAGATAACGTCACCCTAATGACGCGTGGAAAACACTCGGCGCACCACAACCACGAAAGGAAGAAGCCATGAATTCATGGTCGTTTTCAGGAAATTTGGGACGGGATTGTGAAAAGCGTTTCACGCCTTCAGGGGATGCGGTTGTATCGTTCTCGGTAGGCGTCAAGTCCGGCTTCGGCGACAAAGCCACTACCACGTGGGTCAATTGCGCGATGTGGGGAAAGCGCGGCGAAGCGGTCGCCGAGTACCTGAAAAAGGGCCAGCTTGTCGGGATTTCCGGCGAAGTTACCCTGCGCGAGTACCAGGACAAGGAAGGCCAGAAGCGCAGCAGCCTCGACGTCAGGGTGAATGACCTCACCCTGCTCGGCAAGAAGGAAGGCGGAAGCGACTCCCGGCCGCCGCAGAAACAACAGGCGCCGAGCCAGTACGTCCCGCCGAAGCCTACCGGCAACTTCGATGACCTTGGCGACGATATTCCGTTCTAGCCATGAAAAACGTCTCGTGGATCTGTCCAAGTTGCAACCAGATCAAGGTCGGGATTCTCGGCTCGAAATTCGTCTGGCGCCGGGAACGGGGCATTTTGGTCAAGCGCCGGAAATGCCCCGAGTGCCTTGCGAAATCTAGCGTGAAGCCCGCCGCTTCTCAAGCTCCCGCCGAAGGTCAAGCAGCGTAGAAGTGTCCTGCGCCCCGTAGGCCGGCAGCGTCATTGCTTGGCCTGCGGGGAGTTTTCCTGCCACCCTGCCAGCGGCGTGTGCAGCCTCGCCGACCGTCCTTGGAGAAGCAATCAAAAGACCCGGAAGCGCCCACGGATTTGTAACCAGCGCAGCGCCGCCAGCTCCTGTTGCTATCGCAGACTGCAATCCCCTAGGCGTCGGGCTGTTCAGCGCCTGCCCGGCAACCTGCGGCATCAGCGGCACTCCGGCTTCCTGAAGCCTGTTGGCCAGTTCCAGCCGATACCCGTAGTTCGTATTCGCATTGTTGCGCGTCAGGGATGTGAGTTTCCGCAGCGCGGTATCGACAGAAGCCTTGTCCCCAAGGGACAGGGTTTTCGTGATCTGGTCGATTTCGTCGGAAGCCTTGCCCCAGTTTTCCATGGTCTTGGCGTAGTCGGGCGCATTGGCCTTGATCTCGCGGCTGATCGCGTCCCGCATCTGGGTGATACCCCGGCCCGCGCTCGGGGCATTGACCCGGTCGTATGGCAGGTCGTTGATCAGTTGTTTGAGCGCGTCCAGCCCATTGACAGTGTGAGCGCCGGGGTCCATGCGCCACTCGTCAATAGCCTCGCCGATCCTCGCCACCACCGCCTGCTGCGGGTCGCCGACCTTGAATTTCCCACGATGCTGCATTGAGGAAACCATGTCCTGATAGGCTTTGTCGATCGGCGCAAAATCGACCGGAGCGTTTGCCCCCTTCCACCCTGCTGAATCGGCTTGGTACTGCGCCTGACGCTCTGCCCGGATGTTGGCAAGGTTCTGCCGTGCTGAATCGACCACTTCCTGCCCGGAAACCTCACCGCGCATGTTCTGGCGGAATGCCGCGCTGTTCGGATCGCCTTCACGGCCTGCGCGATACGCCTCGCGAATAGGCATGGCCCCGGCGCCGGTAGTCGTCCCAAGGATGTTCGGAACGATCGCGTCGGCAACCTTGGCAGCCCCGCGGCCGGCTTGGTAGAGTGGATCGACCGCCCGGGATACGGTACCGGCCAAAGCTCCTGCCTTTCCCGGCAGGGCAGCAGATCCAACACCCGTCAGCATGGCCAGATCGCCGGCCACCCCGACTGGGTCGGTCGCAAGGGTCTTCTTCAGTTCCTCAGATCCTCCATACCGATTCTTCAGCATGTCCCATGCCCCGGAAGCCATGGCGTCAGCACGGACAGACTGGGCGTAGGATTCCGGGTTGTCTTCGCGCATGGCGGCATCCCGCCGGGCGGTGAAGTCAGGCGCCACGGCCTTCATTCCGGCCCGCAGGCCACCGGTACCAAGATCGACCGCGGATTTAAATGCTTCCCACGGGTGGGCGACGGTATCTGCCAGACCGCCGATGACACGCCCGGCGCTTGCAGGAGCGTTTTTCAGGGCCTCCAGTGGAACATCACCCCACCCGAGCGGCTGAGGCTCTTGTGGGGCCGCGGAAGGTGCCTGCGGGGCATTTTGCGTGGACTGGGGAGCCGCCGCAGGCATGTTCTTCTGGGCGTAGGCAAGAATCTGGTCTTCGGTCGCGTCATCGGGTGCCGTGATTTCGAACTTTTCGCCGGTAGGCGAGGAAATCTCATATCGTGCCATCAGTCAATCCTCTTGATCCCCCATCCGCCACCGCCCGCCTGCGAGGGAGGAGGACCGGCGGGTTGGGCAGCGGCGGGGGATTGCGTTGCGGGAGAAGTTGCGCTCCCGCCAAAGTTTCCGGTGTAGGGGTTCGGGACACGGATACCGGCGGCCGCCCGGGCCTTGCCGATATTGATGATTTCGCGAAGGTCGTTGATCGCCTGCGTCCTGTCTGCATCGTTGAGAGCGCGTGAAATCCGGGTGCGGGCCTGCGTCGCCTTCTGGCCCTCGATTTCGGTAATCGCACCGCCTCCGCGAAGAGACTCGAAGGCGTTCAGGAATTCGCCGCCAAGGATCTGATTCTGCAGCGCGATGTACCCGGCGCCCGGGGTTCCGGAAAACGCCGCTTCAGGAACCTTCGAAGCCACAGGGCCAGTGACCCATTCCTTGCCCGGATGCTTCTCGAATGCGTCCAGAAGTTTCAGCGAGTTGTCTGCCGCGGAAATGATCTGCGGCGCCTTGATGGTCTGGGTCGCCTCATTCTCGCCAAGCACCTTGCCGGCCGCCGTCGCCGACGCTTGCGCCCCCTTCAGGTCGGGCGATTCGCCGAGCGGGATGCTCTTGCCAAGGTCGCGCTCCATGCGCTTGCCGGCGCTGCTGTAGGTGATTTCCTTGGTCGTCTTGGTTTCGGGGTCATAGACGTACTTCGGCGTCAGGCTGAAGTTCTCGTCCAGCCCGGACTTGATCCCGGCGCGGATCTTCGCTGCCGTCAGTGGGTCGCCCTTGGCATCGTACTGGTCGGCAAGGGTCATAAGTTGAACCATGGCCGCCTGCTTCTGATTCCAGTCCATCGCCTCCATGCGGGACTTGCGGTCCTCGGTCATCAGTTGGCGCCGGGCCTGCTCCCGCTTCATCTGCAGTTCGTACAGGTCGTTCTCGGCTTTCTGCGCATCACCCAGACCGGAAGCGGCACTGGCAATTCCATACCCAATCGGGGCGCCCAGAGGGGAGCCGGAAGCCGCCATGATGGCAGCGCCCATCTGCGTCAGAGGATTCGCCAGCCACTTGTTGACACCGGTTAGCTCCCGGGGCTTCGGAACCTGCGGCAGGTCGTCGTAATTCGACGGCTGAGGGATTTCCATGTATTGAGGCTCATACGATGAACCTTGGAAGTTCGGGCTGGCCATTTCCTGCTCCTGCGATACTGGCGCGGAAGGCGCCTGCTGTTGTTGTTGCGTGGGTTGTTGGCCCATCCTGCCCATTGTCTGGGCGACGTACTGATCCGTGGTCGGGAAGCCCTTCGGGGCGACACCGGTGCCGTAGTAGCGCCGCATGCGCTGTTCCGGCGTCCCGCCGCCGCCGGCATAGAACTGGACCGCGTAATCCGCCTGATCCTTCAGAGAGCCGCCGACAGGGAATTGCGGGTGCATGTTCGGCATTACCTGAAACGGCCCGCTTGCCGCAGTACCGTGCTTGGGAAGATAGACGCCCTTCAGGTTGGGGTCGATCGAACCTCCCGACTCCTGCTGCCAGAGAGCGCGAAACTCGCCGGGCCGCAGCCCTTTTTCCTGTTCCTTCTGGGCGAGGTAGGCGTCGAGTTCCTCTCTGGTCATTTCCGGCCCCTTCCGGCCCCCCGCATCAGTTCCATCAGGGGAAGGGCGTATTCAACCGGTACCGGCCGGATGTGAGATCCGCTTCCCACCCCGGGGAGGCTCCCGAGAGAGGCTTGGGGTTCGGCTTGCTTGCCCATCTGGCCAAGGGCCTTACCGGCCATTCCAGCCACAGACCCCCAGTTCGTTCCGCCGCCGGCCGCCAAGTCGCCCATGGTGCCAAGCTGCGGGTCCATGTAGGACTGCGGAATCGCATCGCCGCCGGGCGCAATCCCCATCTGGGGAGGGGTCGCGGAATTCGGGTTCTGCTGGAACTGGAAATCCTGCCATGGGTCCGGAGCGCGGAATCCCCCCGCCGTCGTGCCGAACGGATCCTGCTGGAATCCCTGCGGGCCGATCGGCGACGGCTGGCTCGGCGCCATTCTTCCCGGGCCGAACGGATCGTTCTGGAATCCTTGCAGGACGTTTTGCTGATTCTGCGCCTGCCTCATGCGCTCAAGGTACTGTTCGAACGGGGTCATCTTGGCTCACCGTAATTCGGCATGTTCCGCATGCCCATCATTTGCGCATTCAGCATTTGATTGTGGGCGACGGCAGCAGGATTCTGGTCATTCAATGACGGGTCGTTGGCAAGGTCATTGGCCATCATCTGAGCAATTCCCATCCCGTATGGGGATTTCGGATTCATGCTCGGCGGTACCGCGCCGGCAGGCATCCCGCCGCC